TCATTCCAGACGCAGCGAATATGATTGTGTTTTTAACCGTACTGGCGGCAGTTCCTGTTTTTCATGCAGGCGTTCTGCCAGTTCGTCCGGCGTGACCGGGCGGACAATGAAGCGGGTGATGGTCTGAAGCGTTTTAAACACCAGACCACAGCCCGGATCCGTGCACACATAAAAACGCTCGGTGACTTCCTGAGACAGACGCCGCGATGTTCTTGACAGCGCAAGGCCTTTACATCTCCGACAACAATATCCGGTAACAAGCATTCTTTTCGGGCGTTTCATACTGCCGGAGGCTGACGTCAGTGAATCGCGGTATCTCTGTTTGCCTGAAATGTATTCCATTCCTGAATCTTTACTGTCAGAGAAAAAGCTTTCACTCGCTTCAAATGTCGCAGAGCAATAAATATTCCGGCACTGTGCAATCATTATCTTGGTGCCATCGTCCATGAAATGTGCGCGGCGGGTGTGAGCAACATGTCCACACGACGGGCAGTAAATCATGACAGCAGTCCTCTGGCCTTAAGCTCTGCTCCCTGCTGGTCTATTTTGTCCTGCCACACCTTGCGCTGTGCCGGTGTGCCTGCCACCTCATAATCCATGTGCGGGAGTGTTGCCGCTGACAGTCCGGTCAGCCGGAGAACCGGCTCACCGGTGAGGCTGATTTGCATCTGTTTTATTTTCTGTTCCAGCGATGATTTCACCTGCTGCATGACAGCCTTTTCCGGTGCGACGTAGCCCTGATGGCCGGTGGTGTTGGCGAGCGGATTTTCCTGTACCAGAATGCTCAGATGCATTGCCCGGACAAGCGCCTCACAGGTTTCATTCAGGGCGTGTTCCAGCTCATGCTCTGCATACAGACTCAGCAGGTGATGATGTGCCTTCCGGTAGGCGGTGGCCGTGCTGTCACACGCCCCTTTCAGGCGTTCACGTTCAAAATTCAGCACCACGGCCAGATTGTCATATTCCTGTACCAGCTCCCGGCGTGCCACGCGCTCAATGTGGCGCTGTTTCAGCTCGTCGCTCAGGACACCACCGGCTGCACGAAAGGCTGTGCGCCAGTCATCAGCGTCATTTCCGTCGGCCTGCGCCAGCGCATTTTTTCCTGCTCTGCCCGTTCAATGGCCTTGACGGTCTCATCCATCAGTCGGGCGTTCTCAAGGTGGGCGGCTCTGGCCTTTTCCAGTTGTGCCAGTGCGGGTTGCAGATATTCAGGGATGGTGTTGTCAGACATTTTCCGGCTCCTCGTCACTTCAGGTTAAGAAAATTGTGACGTACACCGGACAACAACACGACGCATTGCAGATGTGCCAGTCCTGACACAGGAGACTCATCCTCAGACCGGCAAGCCAGGAAAAGGTCGCAGGAAAAACCGGCTTACTGTTTGTTTTTTTATATTTTACTGTTCACCTCTGTTCACCATAAGAAAAAAGATAAGTAATACAGTAAGTTAAAGGGTGAACAATCGCAGTAATGACTGTTCACCGTCTGTTCACCACTGTTCACCCGTTCATGGACTTTTTGTGCTGTTTATTACTTTTTATTTTTATTAATTAACTGAAATAAATAAGAAAAAACAATTTGTATTTCACTATAATTTTTTCCAGCTCCTTCCAGAGCGTTTTAAAGCTATCTGGCGCTGATGTGCAAAAAACACACAGCCATTGTAAGGCTGCCGGAACAAATCCCCCCTGTTGCGTCTGCCAAAAATATTCACAAAATAAAGCGCTACCCGAAGCCGGACGGACTTATCCGGTGCTGTATGGACATTAACGAGGTAGCCCGATGCAAGCTGTTTTTTCTTCCCCGTCTCCTGCCCCTGTGACGCCACTGATGCCGCTGCCGGACATCACGCAGGAGCGTTTTTTACGTCTGCCGGAAGTGATGCACCTGTGCGGCCTGTCACGCTCGACCATCTATGAACTCATCCGTAAGGGGGAATTTCCGCCGCAGGTGAGTCTTGGCGGTAAAAATGTGGCCTGGCTGCACTCTGAAATCACCGCATGGATGGCCGGGCGCATTGCCGGACGCAAACGGGGGTACGACGCATGATGATGCCCGCTCTGCAAAAAGTCCCTTTTTCTGGCTTGCCTTTTTCCGGCATTTGCGGATATAGTTTTTCTGCTGCCGCAAAATCGGCAGCCGGGCGTGGAAACCCGAGCAATTCACAGGCGACATATGACGCGCCATGCGTCTTTTTTTGTGTCGCAATCAACGCCACAGAGCGCCAGATTATGGTGTGGTGTGTGGTCAGTCGTGCAGATGGCATTCCGTGCATCCTGCCCGCGTCCGCTCATTATGCCGCAGAGTCAATGGTAGCTCAGGCGGGGCAGCCTCCGGGCTGGCCGGTATCCTGTGAAGCCGGTATTTCCACCCCCGTCTGGGCTATCGCCATCGAGCGTGGAAACTCCGGCGATAGCGTTATTTGCTATTCACAGGAGGCTGCCATCATGGCTACAACCCTTACCCCCTCACACCCTGAATTTGTCTTTGTGTTTGCGGCTGTCCGTCGCGCAGACCGTCATCCCCGTATCTGCATGCTTCGCACCGTCGCCGGTGATGAACGCAGTGCCCGCCGTTCCCTTGTCCGTGACTATGTGCTCTCCCTTGCTGCCCGTCTGCCGGTGGTGGAGGTGTCCCGTGCGTAATAAAAAAGCCCCTCAGACCGTCTCAGCGCGTCATGACGCCCGTGAACACCTCAGCATTGAGGCTTACCATAAGCTCAACCGCGCCAGCGCCGTATCCCAGTTTGTTGGGGGTGATTTGATTCACCGTGAACTCTCCGGCCTGCATCAGCTCTACATTCCGCATATTTTCAGCTACCTGAATGAAGATATTGATTTTGTGCTGAATGAGCTGAAAGCCAAAGGCCTGTGCCGCGATTTTCTCGCCCAGCAGAAAGACCGGGGAGACAGGACGCATGTTTGATTTTCCCCAGCCCGGTGAGATTTACCGTTCTGCCGGTTTTCCCGATGTGGCCGTGGTCGGCATTCTGGAAGACGGTATTCCGTGGGAAATGCCGTACCGCTGCCCGGACATTGTCTGGAACCCGTACCGCCGTAAATTCAGTATCCTTGTGCGTATCCTCGCTGACGGGCGCACCACAGACATCCCGCTGGGGCGTTTTCTGCGGGAATTTACCTGTGACCGTCCTGACCTGTTTAAACGCAGCCCCGTAAACCGGCATGCGGTACTGAAAGAAATGGCCGGAGACCCGGAATTACAGAAATGGCGGGAGAAATATCTGGATATTTACCCGCAGGCCCCCTGTTCCGGTCAGCCGGGCGGCACCGGTGGCGCGGGAATGGCGGGAAATTCCCCGCACGGAGCCTGACCCGGAAATCACCCCGGATAACAGTTACCGCAATTATCTGTAAATTAAAAAACGACCCCCGAAAAATTAAATGTGCGTATTCGCGCAGGGATACGCACGTCTTCAGGAGACGCAGATATGCCTTATCAGTTAATGCAACCGGCACGGAATGCAGTCATCTGTCACAGGGAGGAAAACAAATGAAAACACCCTTACCGCCCGTCTTACGCGCTGCCCTTTACCGTCGCGCTGTCGCCTGTGCCTGGCTGACCGTGTGCGAACGTCAGCACCGCTACCCGCATCTCACCCTTGAGTCACTGGAGGCGGCCATCGCCGCTGAGCTGGAAGGCTTTTATCTGCGCCAGCACGGTGAGGAAAAAGGGCGTCAGATAGCCTGTGCCCTGCTGGAAGATTTAATGGAATCCGGCCCCCTGAAGGCCGCGCCGTCGCTGTCCTTTCTCGGGCTGGTTGTGATGGATGAACTCTGTGCCCGTCACATAAAAGCGCCGGTACTGCACTGAAGGAGAACAACACCATGAAAATGAACGTAACCGCCACCGTCAGCCATGCACTCGGCCACTGGCCGCGTATCCTCCCGGCGCTGGGGATTCAGGTGCTGAAGAACCGTCATCAGCCCTGTCCGGTCTGTGGCGGGAGTGACCGCTTCCGTTTGGATGACAGGGAGGGGCGCGGCACCTGGTACTGCAATCAGTGTGGTGCCGGTGACGGCCTGAAACTGGTTGAAAAGGTGTTTGGTGTTTCCCCGTCCGATGCGGCCGCAAAGGTGGCTGCCGTGACCGGCAGCCTGCCCCCGGCTGACCCGGCAGTGACGGCTGCCGCCGGTGCTGAAACAGACGCTGCCCGGAAGAACGCCGCCGCACTGGCACAAACCCTGATGGCGAAAACCCGTCCCGGAACCGGTAACGCCTACCTGACCCGCAAGGGCTTTCCCGGCCGGGAATGCCGGATGCTGACCGGCACACACAGAGCCGGTGGCGTGAGCTGGCGTGCCGGTGACCTTGTGGTGCCACTGTATGACGACAGCGGCGAACTGGTTAACCTTCAGTTAATCAGTGCTGACGGCCGTAAGCGCACCCTGAAAGGCGGACAGGTCAGGGGCACCTGTCACACCCTTGAAGGACAGAATCAGGCCGGAAAACGTCTGTGGATAGCGGAGGGATACGCGACCGCACTTACCGTGCATCACCTGACCGGTGAAACGGTGGTGGTGGCGCTTTCTTCCGTGAATCTCCTTTCTCTGGCCAGCCTTGCCCGGCAGAAGCATCCGGCCTGTCAGATTGTCCTTGCTGCTGACCGTGACCTCAGCGGTGACGGCCAGAAAAAAGCCGCCGCAGCCGCAGATGCGTGTGAAGGTGTTGTTGCCCTGCCGCCGGTCTTCGGTGACTGGAATGATGCCTTCACGCAGTACGGCGGGGAAGCCACCCGTAAGGCCATTTATGATGCCATCCGGCCACCGGCTGAAAGCCCGTTCGACACCATGAGCGAAGCGGAGTTTTCCGCCATGAGTACCAGCGAAAAGGCCATGCGTATCTATGAGCATTACGGCGAGGCGCTCGCGGTCGATGCCAACGGCCAGCTTCTGTCCCGCTATGAAAATGGTGTCTGGAAGGTGCTGCCGCCACAGGACTTTGCCCGGGATGTGGCCGGGCTGTTTCAGCGTCTGCGCGCGCCGTTCTCCTCCGGGAAGGTGGCCTCCGTGGTGGACACCCTGAAGCTGATTATTCCGCAGCAGGAAGCCCCCTCCCGCCGCCTGATTGGCTTTCGTAACGGCGTGCTCGACACGCAGAACGGCACGTTCCACCCGCACAGTCCGTCACACTGGATGCGCACCCTGTGTGATGTGGATTTCACCCCGCCAGTGGAAGGGGAAACGCTGGAAACCCACGCCCCCGCGTTCTGGCGCTGGCTTGACCGTGCCGCCGGTGGCCGTGCGGAAAAACGCGACGTGATTCTGGCCGCACTGTTTATGGTGCTGGCAAACCGCTACGACTGGCAGCTCTTTCTGGAGGTGACCGGTCCCGGCGGCAGCGGCAAAAGTATCATGGCCGAAATAGCCACCCTGCTGGCCGGGGAGGATAACGCCACATCGGCCACCATTGAGACGCTGGAATCCCCGCGTGAACGTGCCGCGTTAACTGGCTTCTCACTGATACGCCTGCCGGACCAGGAAAAATGGAGCGGCGACGGTGCCGGACTCAAGGCCATCACCGGCGGCGATGCGGTGTCCGTTGACCCGAAATACCGGGATGCGTACTCCACGCACATCCCGGCGGTGATTCTGGCCGTGAACAATAACCCGATGCGCTTCACCGACCGCAGCGGCGGCGTGTCACGCCGGCGGGTGATTATTCACTTCCCTGAACAGATAGCCCCGCAGGAGCGCGACCCGCAGCTTAAGGACAAAATCACCCGCGAGCTGGCGGTCATCGTGCGTCACCTGATGCAGAAATTCAGCGACCCGATGCTCGCCCGGTCACTGCTTCAGTCCCAGCAAAACTCAGACGAGGCGCTGAACATCAAACGGGATGCCGACCCGACGTTTGATTTTATCGGCTATCTGGAAACCCTGCCGCAGACCAGCGGCATGTATATGGGGAACGCCAGTATCATCCCGCGCAATTACCGTAAATACCTCTATCACGCCTATCTGGCCTACATGGAGGCAAACGGCTACCGGAATGTACTCAGTCTGAAAATGTTCGGGCTGGGGCTGCCGGTGATGCTGAAGGAATACGGACTGAATTACGAGAAGCGCCATACCAAACAGGGGATACAGACCAACCTGACGCTGAAAGAGGAAAGCTACGGCGACTGGCTGCCAAAATGTGACGACCCTGCAACAATCTGACCCTCATGACTCATCTGACCGGCATCTGCCGGTCTTTTTTATCCCTGAATTCCCCGAAGGTGAACAATCCACTGTTCACCCTTCACCGTGTATTCACCCGTTATCACACTGAAATTAAAAGAGAAAAACGAAAGGTGAACAGTGTGAACAATCAAATCAAAAAAAACTTTTTTTTCTCCCTGTGTGATTTCAGTACGGGGGATTAATCACCGGTATGAGTCACACCGGCAGAATGCCGGAGGTGAAGAATCGAATGTTCACCCTTCACCCATTATTCACCACCTATCATACTGAAATAAAAGGAGAAAAAGAAAGGTGAACAGTGTGAACAGTTCTTCCGAAAAAAATTTTTTCTTACTTTTAATTGTGTAAAAAACAGGCGATGCGCGCAGTGTGTATAGATATGTGTATAGTTATATTTTTTGAATATAATAATATCTTATAAATCAATGCTTTAACTTGCAATATTCATTCCTATTATCGGCACCATCAAGAAAATCAATAACTTAGCTTAACTTCTCTAAGAAATTGTATCTTCTGTTATCACTTACAAACGCCTATACGTTGTTATGGGCTTTGGTAGTGTAACACGTATGGGCGAGTAGTTCCCAAGCTCAACCTCGTAACAAGTTCCTTTGAAGCTGGAAGACGTGCCACCGTCTCTAAACCTTCTACCAAAACTCTTAGCAAGATGTTCCACACCTGGCGCGGTGTCCAATGATGCTACACGTCGTGAGACGTTGCAGAGGATAAACAGGCTAAATGATGGGAAGAGTTTTAAGTGCAATAGTGGATTAAAGCCCACCTCTTCAAAACCTAACTTGATCGGGAAAGAATCAAGCTCTAGCACGGTTTCGTCCACCGGAGTACAACGGGTGCCTGATAAGAGAAGAACTGCTAAGACTTCATAGCTTTTGTGAAAAAGCCCTTTTTAGTGGATACGCCTACGGCGCTTATTTTTTGGTATAACCATCAAAGGCGCTTTATGGCTTCTATTGTCTTGAAAATGTATCTTTACTTGTATTGTGTTTTATGCGTAGTCTCCCTGTGTAGTATGTAACTTGTTAATTTTCATATGAATACAGAGGCAACACGATGAAAAACATTGCAGCTATAAAACGTAATAACCGCAAGATTCACGCTCGTAAGTTCCTGTCTACGCCAGAAGGAAAAGCCTGGTTAGAGCGTAAACAGAGAGAGAACGAAGAAAGAAAACTCCTTAGTGAGTTGAAATGGCTTAGAGAGGATTTCTGAAAATCTCCAGAACGCAACAGGACGCATTCTAACGCTGTTTTCATTGCTTGATATAGGGATGTATAGGTGGTGTGTGTTTAATGCGTCTGTGAGCTTGTTTTGTGCCTTATTTTGCATTTTCATAATGCAGAAGAGAACACGGAAAGCCTTAAAATTAATTATTTGGGTATTTAAGGCTATTTTCAGGTTATTTAAGGGTATTAAACTTGATTTAATTGGTTGAAATATAAACAGATAGTTCTGTATCTTATTGATTTATAAGGTTATTTTTAAATAAAGGTAAATAAAAAATAAATAGCCATAAATAGCTATAAATACATCTAAATACCTATAAATCCCTTTGAATACATATGAAGCCCTTCCCTTATGGCTAGATTGCGAGAGGTGCTTAACGCGATTTTCAGCGCCCCCCGATCTGGAAAATCCAGAATCCCCAAATATCAAGGAGGCATTACGCCTCCTCTTCTTCCTTCTTAATTCGCTGTACCGTCGAAGGAGCAACATTAAAGATCTCGGCGGTTTTACGCACTGACAGGCCATCAGAAAGGGCTTTCTTTATACCTTCTCTATCTACTGCTTTTCCATTACCACGCTTTGTAGGATTGACGGCTTGCGCTTCTCGTTTACGTTCTAACATCAGTTCACGTTCACACGTTGCCACTGCCGACAACATAGTAAGCATCATTTTTCCCATCGCGCTTGTAATGTCAGCAATGATCCCTTCTTTGTGAAATCGAACAATTACACCACGATTATTAAGCTCTTCCACTAAAGCAAGAATGTCTAAGGTGTTACGCCCTAAACGGTCGAGAGAGTGCACGTGTAAGGTGTCGCCTTCTCTCAGATAGGATAAACACGCCTGCAATCCTGGACGGTTAGTGTCTTTACCTGACAGCTTATCTTCAAAGACTTTATCAAGCGTTACTCCTGCAAGCTGGCGATCAGTGTTCTGATCTACAGTGCTCACACGCTTATAACCGATATTGCTCATAAAATCCTCTTAATGTATCGATTTGGCACTACTTCAATGCAAATGAGTATATCGTATTCATTTGGTCTGTTTCAAGCCTTATAGGTACGGAATATTACACGATTTAGCTGTATTCATTTGGTATGCCTAATGGATACACAGGGGAATAGATTAAATGGTGTTCTGTTTATACAGGTTTATTTGTTAGATCAACAATTTGGCATTTCTAAACAGATGTTTGAACGTTGCCAAATGTCTTGACAACACAAGAAAAGGGCTTGCTATGCCACGCATTACACGAAATAAGGCTGTAAAAACAAAATAAATTTTAAAATTTGCACAAACGAGAAAACTCATTCGACAAATAATAGATTAATTTTTAGCCAACAATTTCTGATGGTGCTCTGTAAGCCGCATTACACAAGGCTTTGCGAAAGTGATGTAAAAGTGAAGAAAGTTAACATTGCTCTTTTAAGCTACTTTTTCATTGAATTTTTAGTATGGAATTACACAGGAATAAGTTAGGGATATTCTATGATTTACACAGGGAATATAGGGGGATTATGGCACACACATAGAAAGGCATTACACAGAGTGAGTGCTATGTGACAAATGGATGTAACGAGAGGTTACATTCAGCTATCTGAAATGCTCTTTGTAAGAAAGTTGGTAGTAACGGTAGGTCATAGTGAGCTAGGGGGTAGGTCACTGTGAACTACAATAAGACTATTAATAAAACTATATTAGATTATTAATTAGATCATAATAATAATATTCTTTATATCTATATATATATGATCTTTTGCCTTCCGGCGTTAGCTTCACTCTCTGGCAAGCAACCTTACTCCGCTACCTTTCGGGCTTCGTGGCTGGCCCGTTCCGCTCACACCGAAAGCAAAGCGTTACTTTCTTCGTGTAACTATCGTTGGCGGTAACGCCCACGAAGAAATACTATTGCGCTGTGCGCAGTAAGAGTAATCACCTAACCAATCATACTGATTGCTTACGTGTTAACTCTCTCTAACTCTTAATTACCCTCCTACATTTAATAACTCTGTTATTCTCTGTAGTTGTGTAATTACTCGAAGAGAGAGCGGCTAAAGCTCAATTACACTCTGCTTTCCTCGTGTAATTTCACTAAGCCTCAATACAATTTCACTTCCTACATTCTGTAGTCGTGTAATTGTTTTCGGTGGAAAAGCCAGAGGCGACACCGAAAGAGAATTCTGATCTTATTAATCTTATCTATCTTAGTTAATCTTCTTACTTATCTTACTTAATCTTTATCTACTTTATTATTAATAATAGCTTTATAAGCTCTCTGTAGCTCTCTGACGCAAGAAACAGCATTCAGGAAGGGAATCACCTTAGAAAAGTGTTCTTTGCGTCATAATGTGTTTTATGAAGGATTCAGAGGTGTTTCATAACAGGAATGTATAGAGGATACGTTAGGTAATTAAAAATAAGGGGTCTAAATGCTTCTCTAACAGCATTAAGCAGGGTAGGGAATGGAAACGCATTGCCTACATATATAATCTCACTACAGAGCTTTACAGAGCGTTTTATAAAGTGACTCTCTATCTTATATCTACCATCACCTTTTTATATACCTAACAAATACCAAATAAGCCCCTTAAATAAGCCTCTGGCGAGCTAAACAGCCATTACATAAGGGAATGTATTGCTTTTATCAAAACTTCGTTAGAACGCGTTTTAGAGCGTTTTAGACAATAATGAAGAATAGCACTACACAGAAGAGCACGAATTGCTAAGAAAAAATGTAAGTGCATGAAAAAGATCAGATTTTTTGTGAAAAGGTATTGACAAATGTTTCTTTATATGTAATAATAGGTATTAGAGGGACAGAAAAACATTCTTCTCTAAATAATCAAAATCAATGCACTTTGAAGCCGTCAGGCTTGCAAGGTGTTTTTCTTTTAACTGAATAAGGAGTTTTTATGAAATGGTTTACACCGAAACACGTCGTCGAGGCATTTAAAAAAGGTGAGCTAACACGCCACCAGGTAGTAATGAACCGTAATATGGCAAGGAGTCGAGGTTATCCAGAGCGAGCAGCTTGCTTCAATGAAGCACTCAAGATTATTGATGAACTAAGAAAAAATGAAAAAGAATCTGAAACAGAGTAAAGAATAGAAGGAGAAAACTATGAGCGAAACTACAGAAAAGAAAAGACAACCACGCACTTGCTTTCATATTCCTGATGAAGTATTTCAGGTGTTGTTTAAAGAAGCCAGAAGTAGACGTATCACTGTTACAGATTACATTCTTGATATGTTGAAAAGAGAGGCTGAAACACTCTCAAATAAAAGCAAGTGATTTTTATCACCATAGTAGCGCCGTAGAGCGTGATTACATCAAGGAGATTTTTAATGATTAACCAACTAACTTTTACAAAACACTATGACACGTTTGATAATGTATCAAAGATTTATTCTGATAAATTCCCTCAAGGAAAAGATTTAGATCTATTACATATTGTGCTTTATTTTCGATTCCTTAGTTATCAGGAAAACAACCTTAATTGTTATGAAAGTCACGAAACATTAGCTAAGATTTTTAAGTCTTCAGCGTCAACAATTAAACGTAAGATAAACGATCTTAAAGAGATGGGATTATTAGAAACATCCCCACATCCTGATCCGTATATTTCATCTTTGATTTACAATGCTCTCCCTCTCACAGATGCACATATTACTCCCCCAGGAGAATCATCACTCTCTGATCTTTCTGAGGCAGCAGAAGCACAGGAACAACCTAAAGGCCATAAACAGCCTTCTTTTGATGTTCTTGATGATTGGGATGCGCCTTTGCCGTGGGAGACGGAAGAAACACCTGTTTCATCAAGTGAAAAGGTAGCTAATGATAATGAGGAGGATGTGTTAGAGAATTTTGCCTCTCTTATCTGCCAGCAGAAACACACCAGAACAGGAGGGGCATCATTTATAGAATTTGCAAATTCACTAGCTTATAGACACGGGCTAAAACGACCAAATGGTATTGAGGCATATTTTTCTAAGAATTACCCAAATGTGTATGATGACTTTGATATTCCATTTTAATAAGGAGGGTTATGATTCAATATTTAGTAAAAAATCAAGTAGACAGAATTCAGTGTAATGACACAGGAAAACGCATCTACGAAACACTTGCTTACCTCTATAAAGGAAAGCCAACACCGCTAAAATATAGCGATGTGTTACATCGAGCAGGGTGCTCTGAAGATGGTTTAAAATTCTGGCTGAAACAGCTATCAAATTTCGGTGTTATAGAGATTAAAGAATTATCTTTCTCTACATTCAATCTCAAAAGACTGGATAAAGAAATAGTATTCATCTATTCCACTCTCTAAAATCTCTCTATGTAATTAAAATATAAAAGGAAAACATTATTATGATAGTAGCTATGTATTGGTTATTGTTCTTTCTCACGTTAGAAACATATTTCGGGGTGTTTTCCTTTAAAAGAAAAGGAAAAGTAAATAATGGCAAAAAGAAAAAACAACGTTGTTAAGAAAATCGGTGATTCAGCTTCTCTTCTAAGTAAACCTAAATCTATTCTAAGACGTAAAGACTTTAAAGAGCTAGTTACGCTCTCCAAGCAAAATAGCGCCCCTGGCGAATGGAAAACAGAGATCATAGAACATTCTCCCTCTGTGCCTTGTGGAGATGAATTTAACGCCTTACAAGAAATCTTATCTTCAACACCTGGCGTATTCTGGAAACCTAGAAAAAGAAAAGAGTATATTGTTGATAGCTCTGATTTACGCAAATACCAGATTTTAGGATTTGAAGACTATAACCACTACGTTGGTTATCTCGCCACCAATGGCCTAAATAATTTAGTTCCTGAATTCCATTTAGATAATGATGATCACTATGGAGACTTTTAATATGAACAAAAACACGTATGATACAATTTACTCACTAATTAATTATTATGAGGATGATTACCTCCTGCCTTTAAACCGCGCTGAACTTGAAGCATATAAAGAAAATACACCATCGGCACTAAATGAGGCGTTTAAACACTGGGATCTAGCTGTGAATGCCTTGGAGCACCTCTTTAAGCGTGTAGAGATGCTCTGTAAGCGCGAAAACGCATATCTGACAGCGGATCAGATATGGGAGCTATCAAACTGGATAGAAGATATTGAATCTGATGTTCGCTATGTGGGAGATGGCCTTATCGAACTCGCACAACGCTTAGGCGCTGCTATCACAGAAGAATAAAAAAAGCAACAAAAAAGTTGTAAAATATCTTGACATTTCATATATTGTATGTTAATATAATTATATGGGGTGATTATTTTTCCTTTATTGGTTCGATATTAAAAATTCTTCTTGTCGTTAAAGGGGAGTAAAATCTCCGCTCCCCGCTTCTCCTCCTTAAGTAAATACTGTGTCATTATTACCTCTTTTTTCCTTTGTTATGCATACATCTTGGAGTATGCATAACATAGGGTAATTACATAGGTACAAGTTAATAAAAGGCGGCTCTAAATGCTGCCTTTTATTTTGCCCGTTATGCAACTTAAAAGTTGTATTTCTTACTTTAAACAAGGTAACAAGGTTTATATAAATGTTGTTTTTAAACGATAAAGAGCAAATCATCAAGTATAAAGATGAAATGCTGAAAATTAATCCACAAATTACCGAAATGGTAGCTAAATACGCTGGGTGTTCTGTCGAGGAAGTAGAAAGATGTGTTGAAAAATATTTTTCTCCTTCTTCTCCGTCTACACCTTCCCTTAATGAATTAATCAAATTAAAAGCTAAGGAGATTACTAAATGATTATTGATTTAGACACTCTATTTCCAGTTCGAAAGACTTTCACAGATATTGTAAGTTATTGTACTGATCCGTTTGCCTCTGTAGAAAGCAAGGTTTTTGCTTCTCTTCCTGCTGATGTTGAATGCGGAGACTTGATCACCAGCACTGGCGCTAAATATGAATCAGGAGATGATATCTATGTTGTTATGAGTGAATTTTTAACGGCTGGAGAAAATAAGCCTGTAGATGTTTTACGTAGCAATGCTGGCCTTGTCTGCATCAAATCTGATGCGCTGAATGCTGTAAGTGAAGCAGCAAAAACAGCATTAATTAAAAAAGGCTTCCAGCTTGAAGGGTTCCATTCTGTTTTCACTTCTTAATAAAAGGAATAATAATAAATGATTTTAGGTAATGATTACGTTGATTTAGCTCCTCTGTTCTCTGCGCATAGCACTAGAAACTATCTGCTTTCTACTCTTGATTTTACGGATTCTGTAGGGGTTACATCTCATAAAGTAGCTGTTTCCCAGCTTGTCGAAAGCAACGAATCTCTGTTCAACAAAGAAACCTCTCGTTTCTCTTCTGAACACAACGTTACTAAGCGTGAACAAGGCAAAGAATATCTTATCGAAATCCCGTACTTTTTAAGGCAAGACCTGATCAAACCGCAGGACGTGCAAGGCAAGCGTAAGCCTGGCACTGATTTTCAGGAAACACTCACTGATATCTATGCTGACTATGTTGCTAAACACCACGTAGCGTATCAGCGCACTAAAGAAAGCGTATTGGCTGCTTCTTTGTTTAGTGGTCGCACCTATACCCCGAAAACTGACGATGTTCTTATCGAGTGGGGCAAGCTGTTTAACGTATCAGCTATGAAAGCCACTGTGAACGCTTCCAGCACTGACACCACGAAGATTTTTAAAGAATTTGATCAGATTGCTACGAATATTATCGACAGAGCACAAAGCCAGGCGGCTGCTGTAGAAAGAATTGTTGTTTTCTGTAAACCTGACGCCTTCTCTGCAATTCGATTCTCTGCTGGTATGGCAAACGCATTCCAGTATGTAAGCCCACTGGAAGAGGGGAATGTTGTGTATCAGCGTCGTGACCTGCTGCCAGGGGTGACAGCGTTCACTATCCCAGGAACTAACATTGATGTTGTTAAACTGGTAGATCCGCTACACCTTGCACATATGACCGCAGACGCTGTAGCTGTTCCGAAGTTTGCTAAAGGCTCTAATGTATATCAGAACATCTACGGGGCTGCTTCCAGCACCTTTGAACTGATTAATGCCGCTCCTGCTGAGGTGTACAGCTATAGCTATGAATCTTCTCGTGGTGATGCTGTTAACGTTGTTACAGAGAATAGCCAGATGGTGGTAAACCACGGCGTTGGCTTCTCTGTTCAAATCACTGTTAAATAACATTTTAACGTGTAATAGAGGCGTGGCGTGTATTCACGCTTCGCCTTTTTTTATTTATTTTTTAAATTTTGAGAGGTGATTAAAATATGGAAGTGATTCTGAAATCAAAAAATGGTGTACACGTACATTTAGATGCTAATGATTCTAGAGGATTGTTAAATCTGAAATATCTATGTTCTCTCCTAGATGTTCCATATGAAGGAGTAAAAGCCCGTATGTTCAGACTAAACGAGAGTATTGATCAAGCTCTACACCATTTCTTAAGTAAAGAAGGTGGTAAAAATGATTAATAAGGGGATTTTAAATGTTAGAAATTAACACTTCTAAAATTAAGAACACAGTTACATTTAGTGTAGATAAAGACAGCTTGAAAAAAGCGAAAGACTCTATTACAGGCTTAAAGGAATTCGCAGAAAATATCAAGCCAGCTAAATTAAGGTTTGATAATGTCACTAAAGGCTATAAGAAAGCACAAAACGAAGTAGACAAGATTGCTCAACAGAAAGCCAAAACAGAAAAACAGAATCAAAGAGCACAAGCTGCCGCAGCAAGAGCACAGGCAAGGCAACAGGCACAAATAGCAGCACGCAAGGAGAAAGCAGAATTAAAGCTCCTTGATGTGTCAAGCTCTATCAGTGCAATGCACCGTCTCTCTGTAGCTGAACAATACAAAGCTATTGCACAGGCTAGAGAGATAGCAAAACAATATGAGCAAGGGGCTATCTCGCTTGCACGTATGAATAGCCAGATGAAACGCCTACAACAGCAACAACGTAAGATTAATGGCAACCGAAAAGCACAATTAGCCCCCGTTAAGGGAGGATCAGGGAATTCCGCCACTATGGGCGCTCTGTTATTTGGAGGCGCTACGGCTGCTGCTGGCGTGATGGCTGTTAGTAAAGCCTCTGAATTTATGGCTAATAGCTTCGCTAACGCAGAGACACAAGGAGAGCTAATTCAACGTGCAAGGCTTGGCGGTGTAGACGTTAACCAGATGTATAATATTACAGAATGGGCGTATAAAAACGGCGTTGACTCTATGATGGGTGATCAAGGGGCTAGAAAATACCTGGATCAGATGAAAGATGTTAGGGAACGTGCCGCAAAATCCTACAGTGAAGCTGAATTGGTGAAAGATAAGAAAACCGGAAAATCTGAATGGAAAGGCGGTGATAACGCTATTAATGAACTTCTAAACATCGGTGTTATTAACAAAAGCGACCTTAAAAAATTTGCTGATAATCCAGCCGGATTAATTTCTAAGGCTGTTAATGGAATGATGAAAAAAGGGTTTTCAGACTCCCAAATTGGACAACGTTTAGAAGACCTGGGCGATGATTTGATGCTTACGTCAAAATATTGGCAACGTTCCGTTAAAGATGTACAAGAAAGTATTAATCAGCAAAAAGCCTCTGGAAAATGGCTAACAGAAACACAGCAAGAATCTATCGTTAAATTCAGAGAACTAAACAGACAGCTTTCACAGCTTTCTGATGCAAGACAAGTAGCATTTGTAGACGGCTTTATGAAATCTCTCGATCCAAAAGTAACGGAAGAGTTTTTGAAAAACCTTTCTAATCTCACTCCGTATTTTACGAAGCTGGGAGAAGCTACAGGAAGTCTCTTTGAAGCTATTATGAAGATTGTAAACTGGTTTAATCGTAATGATGATAAGACAGATGCTATTCAGAAAAATTTAGGTGATGCACCGCCTTTGAGTAATGAAGGGATGAAACAGCATCTTTCTAATCTCGTTCCTGACCAATATAAAGGCGCTGGCACTGCAACAACTACACCTGATAATAGTCATTCTCTCTTTAACACGATTAAGGGATTGCTTTTCGATGATAATTCTTCTGTGTCAGATGTAAAAATGTCAGTCAATGAAGCACCGATAACCAATCTCAAACAGGGTGCTTTAAATAATCTTGCAATGACAACTCCGGCTTATAATTTATCTCCTGTGTTTAATCTGAATCCGACCTTTGAAGTGGTAACAGAGGTTCCTCTTACTATTAATTCTGACACATCAAGATTAAGCGATTATGTGGATTTTACAGCGAGAGCAAGTCGGGATAGCTTCTTGAAATCATTAACATTAACCAGCTTATCAGGACAATCCAACGGCGGGTAATTCCCGCCATAACATTACAAGGAAAATTATTATGGCAACGGCGGGAATTTTAACCATACGATCAGCAAATACTCCAGAACAACACGTTCAGGCTGTTTACAAAGCAGAACAAGATATAAACTCTACAAAAAACGAAAATAGCAAAGCTAATAAAACAAAAGGAGAGAACGGATTTGCTATTGTTACCAGTGGACTGGCATCTTCTGGCAATGACGTTTATGAAAATTATATGGCACTGGCCTTTGACAGTGTTGACGACGTGAACGTGAGACGTTCGGCAGATGTTACAAGCTACCCCGTAGAAAATGGTGCTACTGTGTCTGATCACGTTCAAATTAAAAACAATAAATTTTCTCTTAAAGGAAGGATCACTGAAACACCGATTAAAAGCGATCCTGGCTTGTTAAAGAGTGCAGGGGTGAACGGGAACAGAAGATCATTAGCTATCGACTACCTGAATCAGATTATGGACAGTAGACAGCCTTTTCTTCTTGTTACAGAAAATAAAACTTTTGAGAACGTTGTTTTAACAGGCATCGAATACACAGAAGAGGCAAGCGAATCCCTGGTATTTGATCTTAGCTTTGAGCAGATCAGGCTCGTTTCGTATGGCACTGTAAACACTGTAGCTCTCAAAACACAGCCATCTAAGAACATTGGGGCTAATATGAAAAAACGTGTTAACACTGAAAAATCAAGTAGTGAAGGTGAAGACACTATTACTCCTGCCTTTAAACAGGAATAGCTGTAAATGCCTCTAAAACGCTCTGTAACGATGTAATTATAAAAGAGGCTACCAATCTATGTTGAAGCCTCTTTATTGCGTCTATGGCGTTGTTTTACGCCTTAAATTTGATTTTTTATTGATTGATAAGCCTTTCTCTATTTCAGGGTAGCGTAGAAGCTCAATATATTTTTTAAGCTCTACTGGAGAAGCTGCATTCTTGCTATATGTGCGGAATGTCTCTGTATTACCGCGTGTATGGCCCAGGAGAAGGGCGATCCTGTCTTCTGGAATTTGATTTCGATCAAGAAGCTGTGCTACTCCGTGTCTCAGAGAATGAAACACCTTCCTTTCTGTTCCCTTTTCCCCTAAAGCCTTTCGTTTAGCTCTTGTAAATCTCTGCGTGTGCCACGTGGAACGTTTACCATCAGCACGCTCTGTAATGCTGGCGTGATAGAACAAAAAGCCATTGTGAGGCTTTTCACGAAGAGATAACACCAATGGAGTGATAAGGCTATGCACAGGCACAAGACGTGCCGCAGCTTTCGTTTTTCCCTGTGTGATTTCAAAACACAGCACACCTTCGATCTCTTTCACATCGTCTATTGTGAGACTTGCTATCTCATTGATCCGCATACCTGTATAAGCACCGATAAGACACAAAGCCATCATTTCTTTGTTTTCTGCTGAATTACCGGAAAATACTTGCAACACTTGCAATAGCTCTTTGTTAGAAAATGCCTCATAGCTCTCTCTACTTTGTGCCACATCAAGCCTATGCCCTCGCCAGGGGGAGAGCGCCCTTTCTGGCGCATCGTGGTAACGTGATGAAGCTAACTCCCATAGCTGGGCCATTGGGCTGATATAATTTGCAATTGATTGTTGTGAAAGGGTTTTTTGCATGTGTTCAATCCAGCCTGTAACAGTGGTGCGGCTCACATCTTGCAATGCAATATCAGGCTTTTTACGGTAGGAGAGAAACATCTCTACCGCTTTTCTTGCCTTAGCTAAAGTGGCTGGCTTCTTCTTCGTGCTGTTAATTGTCAGGTAGATTTCAAGAATTTTAAGCAATGACGGACACGAAGACGCTGTATCTTGCACTCTGGTAGCTGTTTTGGCGTATTTAGCCTTACTGCGTAACAGTTCCAGCGTGTTCTCTATTGTGCTGTTTACAGGAGCGACACTCTCCCGTAAACAATGGTATTCATCTGCAATCTGATCACGCTTTCTACGTGCAACACGAAGATTACTTGTGTGTAGACTTCTGACAAACGTCCTTTTTCCTTCAAAAAAGGGCTGCATATACACAGGCAACGTGATCCTCAAATAGTAGTTACCGTAAGAATCACAGATTATGTATTGATTGGGCTTGTATCTCATAAACTCCCCGGCTAAAGTGTCGGAGCGTTTGTAATGTGAAAATTGATTGTAACGCATAGAAAATGATAATTTTTCTATAAGATTCAATCAATTAGTAATGGTCGTAGGTGATGGCATTAACACGAGATTAATCGAGTGTTTTACTCCTATTATCGGCACCATTAAAATCAAAGAGTTACCCCATATTTAAATACACCACGTTTCCTCCTGTGCCGCATTTGTGCCATTGTAACCTTGGCAATTCATCAAAATACTGTTCTGACATCAGGCAGTGCAGGTGCAGCTATTTAAACCAATTGCTGCCGCCATTCTTTGACGTAGTCAATCAGGGCGCGGAGCTTTGGTGCAATATTGCGACGCTGTGGGAAATACAGATAGAAGCCCGGAAATTGTGGAAGAAAGTCATCAAGCAGCGATACAAGCTTACCGCTTTCAATATATGGCCTGAAAGTTTCCTGAGTGGCAATTGTTATTCCTCCGCCGGCAAGAGCCAGCCTCAACATCAGACGCAGATCATTAGTCGTAATCTGCGGTTCAATCGCAAGGTCGAAAGTTCTCCCGTTTTCTTCAAATGGCCAGCGATAAGGCGCAACCTCCGGGGACTGACGCCAGCCGATACACTTATGGGTATTTCCCCCGGAGGCGAGAAAGCGCTCTCCACGCCCGGCCGCAAGGATCAGGACGACGGGGGCAGGCAT